GTGGGGGACGCCGTCAGATCGGCCGCCGGTCAGGTGGTCAGCGGGGGCTGTCGCCGGTCGCCGTGTTGTCGGTGACGACCAGGTCCCACACGTCGCTGGGCTCGTCGCCGTGGGCGTGGATCACGCCGTTGACGGTGTGGTCGAACGTGAACTTCTCGAAGCCGGGCTGCCCTTGGGCGTGACCGCCGGGCTTGAGGAAGTGGTCGATGAGGTACTGCATCCACTGGGTGGCGTTGTAGAACTTTTCGGCGCCGTTCCAGCGGATGCCGGTGCCCTCGTCGGTGGGCTCCCAGTTGCACCACAGGCTGGGCTGTCCCTCGGGCGGGGTGTTGTAGCCGGGGTGCCCGATCTCGCTGTAGCCGTAGTCGGTGGTGGAGTAGGGGCCGTCGGGGCGCTGGTGTCGGCGGCTTTCGGCGAAGCGGTCGAGGTAGGCGATCTCGTGCGGGTTGAGGGGCGGGTCGACGGTGACGTGGCCTTCGAAGGCGGTGGTGTAGCCCATCGTGTTCTCCTTGGTGGGTGCCCCGCCGGTTTCCGCCCGGCGGGGCGCTGCTGTTGGGCGGTCAGGTGGTGTGGTGCACGGCGGCCTGCGCCGCGCGGTACGCCTGCGGATTCGAGCGGCGCTTCCCCGACGCGATGGCGCGGGCGTCCGCCACCCGCGAGTCGGAGATCGGGGACGGTGTCGTCCACGCGGCGGCCGGCATGCCCGGCCCGGGCGGCGGCTCGGGCAGGCCGCGGAGCGCGTTCGGGGTGTGGTCCGGGCAGCACGGGCCGGTGAGGTACGGGCGCACGTTCTCTCCGCTGCGGCAGTGCCGCTGCTCGGCGCCGATCCAGTGCCGGCACTCGCGGACCTGCTCCCGTCCGCTCATGCCGCGGACCTCCGCTCCCGCTTGCGGGCTGCCGTGTACAGGGCGTACCGCTGGCCCGGCCCCTTCCCGCCGCGGATCCCGAACCGGTTGTCCTTCGCCCGGCCGTTCTCCTCAGCGAGCGCGTCGGCCAGACATGCGCGGCGGACGGGGCAGCCGACGCAGATGCCTTTCGCGGCGTTGATGCCGCGGGTGTCACCGGGGGTGGGGAAGAACAGGTCGGGATCTTCGCCGCGGCAGGCGCCGTCCGTACGCCAGTCGGTGGGCTGGGTCATGCCGCCGCCCCCGCTCGGGCTTCGACCCGTCCGGCCGCCGCGTCCAGGACCACCTCAGCCAGCAGCGGCGGCACCGCGTTGCCGACCTGCTGGAACTGAGAGGTGCGGGTCCCGTGGAACGGGTAGTCAGCCGGGAACGACTGGAGAATCGCCGCTTCGGCCAGCGTGAGGTTGCGCTCCTTGACCCCGTCCTTCACCCACTGGCAGCTGATTGCCGAGCCGGTGATGGTGAAGGAGGGCTCGGTGATCGCCCGCTCGTACAGTTCGACACCGCCAGTGGGCGACTTCCAGGTCTGTCCGGAGCGGAGCTTCCAGGAGCGGGCCCGCCCGGTGAGCGCGTTGCTCGGCCCGTCGGCCGAGAACTCGTTGCCGCCAGCCGCCCGGCCCTTCTCATCGATGGGGCGGTCGCCGCGGGTGTTGACCTTGACTCCGGGCGGCAGCTCCAGCGCGTCGGCCATGGACACCCAGGGCGTGCCCCAGAACTGCATGCCCTTCCTGGGGTCGTAGTGCGTCGGATCCGGCCAGCACACTGCTCGGGTGCGGGACGCGGCCAGGACCGCGCGCCGGCGGGTCTGAGGCACGCCGTAGTCGGCGGCGTTGAGGACACGGGCCGACGCCGAGTAGCCCCAGCGGGTCAGGATCTCCGCGTACTGCTGCCAGAGAGGGAGCACGTCGGGGACCTGTTCCATGACGATCCACTCCGGACGCAGGTCGTAGTGCCAGCGCATCGGCTCGGCGGACAGGATCGACAGCGGGTCAGCGCAGGCGGCCTTGATCTGCTGGCGGGTGTCCCGGCCGTTGGCCAAGTCCTCGACGGCCTGGGCGACGAGGGGTTGGTCGGTGATGCCGAGGCCCTTTCCTGCGCGGGACCAGGGGGTGCAGACCGCTGAGTCGACCTTGCCGGTGATGCGGCCTTTGAAGGGGGCGGTCGGGTAGGTGGTGACGTCGCACTGAAGGGTGGGGTGGCCGGCAGTGATGCGGGTAGCGCAGGCGTTCCAGTCCAGTTCCATGCCGATGTGCGGGGCGAGGCGGCGGTGGAGGGCGACGGCCCATCCGCCGGGGCCTCCGAATCCTTCGACGATCATCGCGCGATCACCGCCGCCCGCTCCGGCCACTGGCAACCAGCCAGCGCCGCGCGATGCCGGTCAGGGACCGAGGCGATCGGGTAACCCAGCCAGTCCAGGCCCATCGCCAACATCACGTAAGCGTCGGCCTCATCCCACTTCGCGCGGCCCTCGGTGTGAATGCCGTACCGCTCGCCGACCGCCGCACGAACCAGGGCCTTGAGCGCATCGCCCTTGATCCTCTGACCGTTCTCGTCCTTGTGGACGGTGGTCCCCGTCGCATACGTGATCCGCTTGCTCGGTGTGATCACGGTGTAGGGGATCCCGCGTTTCCACAGGTCGTGTCGGATCATCCAGCGCATCCCGGCGAGGGCGTCGGCGCCGTTGTTGTTCTTGCTGTAGGCCGCGCCCTCGATGACGACGAAGTCCGCGTTGCGGTAGAAGGTGGCGAGGCCTGAGAGTTGGGCGGCGAATCGGTCGTGCTGGCCTTCAGCTGTGCAGCGGACGTGGTCGGTCCAGCCGATACCGGCGACCCCGGACAGGCCCATGGCGACATCGAGGCCGATGACGAGGGGCCGCGGCCCGGCCACCGCGGTGGTGGCCGGAACCTCGGTGGTGTTGAAGAGGGTGGGCGTGTTCACGCCTGCTCTCCCTTCTGCTGTTCGTCGCGGACGGCCTGCCGCAGTCGGGCGAACCCGTCAGCCACGTCCGGGTTGTCGACGAGGAAGCGGACGAGGTGGTCCTCCACATCCGCAGGCAGACGCTGCCCGCGCGCGGCGTCGGCGAGGGTGTGGCCATCAAGGCGTGCCGCTTCCTCCGCCCGCTCGTGAGCTGCGCGGATGATCCGGTCCCGCGTCGACTCCTCACGCCGGGCTCGCTTGACCTGGAAGTAGGTGGCGGCGAGCGACGAGGTGACGACGGCGAACACGATCAGCGCGGCTTCGGCGGTGGACAGGCTGCTCATCGGCCACCGCCTTCGGTCAGGCCTCGGTTGCGGCACTCGGTGCACAGGCAGCTGTCGTCCACCCGCAGCCGGATTTGCAGGGTCGGCCGGTCCTCGGCAGGGCAGTACGCCTCGAACTCGTCGAGGACCTGCGTCGGCCGCATCAGGTCGGCCAGCGGCACCAGACGCTCGTCCGGCCGGCCGCGATGCCGGCCCGTCGGAACCTCGACCGGCTCGATGCGGGTCCAGGAGCGGGCGGCGAGCGTCATACCCACGGCGATGGCAGTGCCGGCGCCGGTGAGAGCAGTCAGGTACTGGCTCATACCGCACCGCCCCACACCGCGTCCCACACGTCGCGCGCCCAGCGCGCATCACCCAGCGCGGTATGCGCCACACCCGGCCCCGGCGGCTCCACCCCAGTCCAGCGCGACAGGTCCCGTGAGGAGAACGGGAGCGGCACCTCGTCCGACGGCAGCGGCTTCCCGCCGAACCGGCGGATGATCTCCGCCATCCCGAGCTTCTTGCCAGCAGCCAGAGTCGCGATGCACAGCGGCCGGTAGTGCCACTGCGCGCCTCCCGGACCGAGAAGCTTGCGGAGGAACCGGTCATCGAAGCCCGGGTTGGAGCCGACCAGGATCGCGCCGCGCAGGACGGAGAGGATGGCGCTGACGGCTTGCGCGCGAGTCATCGGCACGACCGGGTCCGAGCCGTAGCCGGTGAACGCGGCATCGGCATCCAGCCCGAACGGGACGTTGAAGCGCTCCTCAAAGCCGCCGATTCGCAGTGCCTCCGGGTCTGCCTTGGTGAGGTCCGGGACGAACTGCCACACGTACTCGGTGTCGGTGGTCTCCTCGCCGTCCTGCTCGCGGAGGATGACGGCAACCTCCCACGCCTCGCCGATCTCGGCACTGAGGTGGGTGGTCTCGCAGTCGACGAAGGCGATCGGGGCGTTCACTGGCGGGCCCCCGATCCCGGAGCCGCAGCCGCCGGCCAGTCGCCCGAACCCTGCTCACCAGCAGGATCCGGCGCCCCCGTCGTGGCCTGCTGCTTGATCTCGTCGACTGTCACCCGTGGCAGCGGGAACTCCTCGTCCGCCGTCACCTCGCCGCGGCTGATCGACTGGAAGGCGACCAGCAGCTGCGCGACGTCGTGCTCCGTCCACTTCCCCGACGGCCGGCCGAGCTTCGTCTCGATGCGGTCCTGCGTGACGCCGATGCCTTCGAACGCTCGGATGGCGTCGGCGACGCGCTGCGGGAGCGGCTTGCCCCCGCCGTCCTGGAGGGTCTTGTTGCAGAGCTGCTTGGCCTCCTCGACAAACCACGGCGGGAGGATCGCGAAGATCGCCTCACGGACACGGCGGGCACCGTTGTTCGCGTTGTTCTCGTAGATGTCCCGCATGTCGGTGAGCTGCTTCGGGCCGCCCTTTTGGTCCCTCTTGTGAGGGACGATGAACGTCGAGGAGTTGCGGGAGTTCTTCTCGACGTCCCAGGCAAAGGCCTGCATCTCGGACTGGCCGAACTCGTCGTCGCGGCGCATCTCGACGAGGCCGTACTGGATGTTGCCCCAGCAGCGGGCCAGCTCCCGGGCGAGGTGGACAGACGCGCCGGTGATGTTCCCGGAGCCGCGGGAGTAGCGGAAGAACGCGCGCTCGGCGAGGAACGGCTGGGTGCAGGACTGACGCATCTCGGCGATCGCGGCGTTGATGTCGCGGGGGCACTGCTGGGCAACGACGATCGCGGCCTGGACCTCAGCGACGGCGCGGGACTGCTCGACGGCGGTTCCCTGCCCGATCCGGGCCGGGGCCGCGGCCGGAGTCATGCGCTCGGCGGGGTAGTTCACAGGTACTCCTCGGTGTCACGGATGGCGGCCCACGTGGGCAGGGAGAGGTAGGCGATCTCGTCGCTGTAGCCGGGCCAGATGCCCGTTTCGGTGCACTCGGCGAAGACTTCGAGGGCGCGCCGGTTGCGGGCGGCGCCGATACGGCGGGCCTCGGCGTCCATCTCGACGACGGTCACGACGTAGGGCGGGGTCTTCTCCTGGCAGACGAAGACGAACGCGGCGCTGTCGTCGGCGAGGCCGAGCGCGCGGGCGGCGGCCCGGTACCAGTCGTCTTGCTGGTGGTAGCCGAACTCCTCGACCGCGCGGGCGAGCGCGCCCGGTTCGGCCGACCGGCACGTCTTGTAGTCGGGGATGATGAGCCGGCCGGACCGGGCGTCGGGCAGCCAGTCGAAGCGGGCCCGCCGCATGACGCCGGTCGGGCGGTCCCGCCAGAACAGAGACTGCTCGGGCTTCCCACGGGCCGGGTCGAACAGGACCGAGGCAATGGGGTGGCGGCGCAGCGCGTCGGCCATCGAGTGGACCTGCTCGTACTCGACCGGCTTGAGCGGGATGCCGCCCTCTTCGCGGATGGCGGCGACCTCGGCCTTGACGGCGTTCGTCGTCCACTTCTCCGCGTCGACCTGGACCAGGTCCGGGCCTTCGCCGAGCACCAGCTTGTGCGCGGCGGTGCCGAGCTCGAACGTCTTCTTCGGCTCCTGCGGGGTGTCCTGCGCGTGCCGGAACAGGGCCGGACAGGACGGTGGCAGCAGCATTCGGGCGCCGCTGGAGGAGAGGGCGTACCGGTGGGAGTGGTACTCCTCGTTGGTCATGTCGTGGACGCCGGGCTCGGTGATGGGGGCCGGGCCGGCGGCCGGGGCCTGAGCCCCGGCCTGCACGGTGGTCGTCATCGGGCGCCTCCGGTGAGGGTGTAGAAGCGGCGCGGGGTGCCGTCCCCGTGGCGGTCGAGGTGGCCGTCGCGGTGCAGAGCGGCGAGGTATCGGCGGGCGGTCATGCGCAGGACATGCGTGCCGATGAGTTGCTGCCACGTGTGCCTGAGGCGGCCGGTGGTCCACTCGCCGCCTTCCTCCTGGATCGCATCCAGGACGAACTTCCTGGAGCCGCGCGCCGTTGGGTGGGCAGGACGGGGGTTGTCGCTGAGCTTGTAGAAGCGAGCCCCGCGGTGCTCGGCAGGTACGAGGTATGCGCGCCGAGCGAGGTCCCGGAGGTCACGGCGGGCGGTGTTCCTGCCGACGGTGGCCCACACGCCTGACCTGGCGTAGATGTGCAGCACTCGCTTGGTGGTGACCGGTCCGCCGAAGTTCTGGAGGACGGCGATCAGGTAGGTCCGGCGGGTGGTGGTCTCCGTCATCGCGCGTCCCCTCCGCCGACGTAGCGGGCGAAGACACGAACTCCGTCGAGCGTCGGCTCCACCCGCGCCTCGAACGCGCCCGCAGGCTGGTAGGCGATGATCGAACGGCCCGTGCCCCCGTCCCGGATCAGACGAGCGATGCCCGCAGCGGACCCGCTGTTGATGTAGTCGCCGACCAGTGCCCACTCGCCCGGCTTGGCACGCAGCGCTTCAGCGACGTCGCGGTGCACGACGTTGCGGCGGGGTGCTGCCGGCGTAGTGCCGTTGGCGCGGGCGATGAGGAGATTCCGGGCGTGGACGAGGCCGCGGGCTCGGGGTCCTCCGGCGCGGACGCGGTCGTCGAGGTCGGCGGCGGCGGCGCGGAGTTCCTCGCTGACGAGGGCGTCGAGGCGGGCGTCGAGTTCCTTCGCCGCGGTCTCGTCGAGGGGGAGCATCGCGTGGATGCGGGCGCGGGCGCTCATGCGGCGCCTGCCTCACGCTGCGCCGGGATGGCCACACGGGCGGCCGGAGCCACCGCGCGCAGCCGGTCCGCGAACCGCGCCACCGCATCCCCGTACAGCGGGAGTTCGTAGCCGAGCGCCGTGCACAGCTTCTCGACGAGCAGCGCCTCGGGCTCCCACCCGTCGTGCTTGTGGGCGCGGGCGTTGTTGCGGTCCTCCTCGATCTCCGTCAGGAGGTCCATCACGTCCGGGTTGTCGGCGATCGTCTCGATCATCGCGACGAGGTAGTCCGACACGTCGAGTGTTGCGCCGGTCGGGATGCGGCGGATGTACACGCGGTACGGGCCCGTGATCGCGGGGCGGCGGAACAGGCGGTGCAAGTACAGGCGGATGCGGTTCATCGGGCTTCCTCCGCGTTGATCTCCGGCTTGCCGGTCTCGTCGTCGCGGAGCAGGTCCCACTCGCCGTCGATGTTCAGCGACTGGTTCCGGTCCGACGACGCGCACTGGTGGCACAGCGAAGGGGTGTCGGCCTCCAGCGCGGCGGCTTCGAGCTGCTCCGGGGTGGCGTCCTCTGGGGCTTCGAACTCCACGACGCACGAGGCGGTCTGGATCAGTACGGCTCGGTACTTCATGCCATGGCCCCCTTCGGGCTGGTGGTGAGGAGGAGGACCAGCGCGGCCACATCAAGGACCGCGTCACGCACAGCCAGCCGTGCGGCGGCGACCTCGATCAGCAACGGGTCCAGCCGACCGGACTCGACGAGGCGGCCCAGCTGGTAGCGCGGGTCGAAGTAGCCGGCGTCCGCGTCAGCGAAAGCCATGGCGAGGCTGATGACGCTGATCGCGGTCACGCCGAGGGACCCGGCAGCAGCCCACTCCGTGGGCGTGTGGGTGTCGTACATCAGCTGCCACCCCGCTTGGCCGCCCGATATGCGCGGGCCCGCTCGCGCAGGCACGTCTTGCACCGGCGGTAGTTCTTGTAGCGGTAGGTGTTTGCCTCGTCGTACGGGTGGCCCTGCGGGCAGTGGGTCTTATCGGCGTTTTGCTTAGCGAGACCGACACCTCGGAGGGTGTTCTCCCGGGACGTCACCGGTTCCAGGTGAGCCGGATTGACGCAGTGCCGAACGCGACAGCGGTGATCAAGCTGCATCCCGTCGGGGATGGGGCCGACCAGGCTCTCGTAGATCGTGCGATGAGCCATGTGCGTCCTGCCGTGCAGCTTGTGCTCGGCGTATCCGTCCTTGTTCAAGCGGCCGCGCCACAGCCAGCATTCGCCGGTGCGATCGGTGCGCTGCATGATTCGTTCGAGCGGCGTGCCTGTCAGGCGCGGCAGTGATCTGGTGCTAGCCAAGGCGATCACTCGCCTCAAGCTCGATGATCCGGTCCCGGTCCGCGCGCAGCTGCTCAGCCGCGTCGGAGAGCGCCTCGTTCGTCGAGTGCCGCTCCGCCTCCAGCTCGGCCGCGTACCTGATGACGTTCTCCAGGACGAGACGCAGATCGTCCTTCGCCAGGCGGGCACCCAGGGCGTCCCGGGCACGGTCGAGGACGCTGTGGGAACGCGGCTCCGGGCCCGCCGGCATCGGCAGCGCATCCGCCGACCCAGCAATCCCGTGCGCCGCCAACTCCGCCAGCGTCGCCATCAGATAAGGCGGGCACTTGCAGGAGTCCGTCACCGCGTACAGGCCATGCCCGTCCTCGGTCACCGCCCGACGCAGCCACACCACGCCGTCCCTCGTGTTCACGACCAGCGGGTCGTGCGTCATCGGGGCGCTCACGCGGACACCTCGCACGCGTCCGCAGCCGCCTCCAGCACGGCAACCGCCGACTCCGTCGTGCGGCCCTCCAAGTCGCCCCACCCGTCGACGTGCGCCTCCAGGTCGAAGATCCCGCCGAACAGAGGGCCCTCCCCGTCGACCTCCAGGCGCAGCGCGAGCACGGCGATCGCCTCGTCCGCCAGCAGCGACGGCAGGTGCGGGTCACCGGAGACTGAGCACTTCAGCGCGGCCACGACACTCATCGGGCGCAGCGCGTGCGGGATGCACATCTCCCGGTCCATCGCGTCCGGGACGAAGTCGCCCTGGTACAGGCCGTTCGCCGCGAGCAGCCGGGCCGCCGCACGGAATACCTGCGGCAGGGTCGTCGGCCGTGCGTGCGGGGCTTGGTGCAGAGGAAGAACTCTGCTGAGGGTCTGAGATGATGCAGTCAACGTGATCCACTCCTTGCTTCGTGCTTCAGTGGGTTGCGGGGGTCGTCTCCGGATGCGCGTCCGGGGCGGCCCCAACTTCGTGCGGCGGGAGTCAGCCCGTCGGGGCGAGCTCCTCGGCGTCCGCCGTCGACCAGGCCCTGCCGTCCGTCGCGTTCGCCTCGTGCCACGCCTGGCACTTCGCCAGGTCGTAGCGCCGGCCCTGGCCGGCGAACGGCTCGTCCGGCATGCCGGCTTTGCGCCACTGGTCGATCTGCCAGGTGGAGACGCCGTAGTACGTCTCGATCTCGCGCTGGGTGAGCAGGGGGACGAGGCCAGCCGGGAGGGGGACTCGGCGTTCATGTTTCGTTCGCTGCGGCATCAGACCTTGACCTTTCTACTGTTGAAGTTGAATGTGGGGGCATGGCAAAGAGGTCCTGGAGGGGGGCGTTCGTCTTCCGGTGCAGCGCCTCGGCGACGAACCAGGCTGTGGTGAGTTCGCAGCGGTCGCGTGCGCTCTTGCCGCGCGAGGTGAGGCGTCCGACGGCGGAGGGGCTGATGCCCTTGCCGGCGGGGTCCACTTCCTTCGTCGCCTCGGCGAGTTCCTCGATGGTGAGGTGGGCTCGCTCCATGGCGTCTCTGAGTGGCTTGCCTTCGCCCTTGCGGCTGAGTTTCGGCATGTGATCCCCGTGCCAGGTGGTGTTGGTGTCGCGCCGTCTCTGGTGCGATGTGACATTTCTACAGTTGAAGTTGAACTCCTGTCAACGAGAACTCCAAGGAAGTTGCTAGAAGTTCTGTGACGGATGCGTGAATCGAATGTTTGTTCTACAGTGGGGTAGTGAACGGAATATGCCACTGCGCGTGACGGGGAGGTCGCGCGCCGTGTAGCTTTGCGCCACGCTTCTACATTCACTTGCTTAAAGTAGAAGCCGCAGTGCACTCTTGGCCCGTGGAGACCGAGGACCACCCCCCAGTCGAGGACTTCGCGCAGGCACTCGCAGCCCTGAAGGACGAATACCAGGTCAGCGACACCGACATCGCGAAGGCCGTCGGCGTCTCCTCAGCCGCCGTCGGCACCTGGGTTCACCGAAAGCGCAAGCCCCGCCGCGCCGCCGTCGTCGCCCTTGCCAAGGCCTACCCCAAGTTCACCGAGGCCCGCCTCTTCGCCGCCCTTGGCCGCGAAGCCCCCGGCCCGCTCGACGCCTCCGCCGAGGAGCGCCTCCTCGGCCTCTTCCGTGAACTCACCGCGGAACAGCAGGAGATGAAAGAGATCGAGATGCGAGCGCTGGCCGAGCGCAACCGGTCGCAGTTCTCGTGAGTCTCCGCTAAACGGGTCCGCTCACTCCACGTGACTCTCTAGCGACAACTTGCTCATCAATGGTCGCGAATTCCACCACTTGGGGGTACGGTCGTGCACACGGCCGATGCCCTCCCCCCTCGGCCGCAGGGACAAGCTCAACCTGCGATCCGGGGGTCATGCATGTGCGTCCGCATCCGATTTACCGCTCAGCCTGGCCGCTCGATCTACGATGCCGACGCCAAGCTGATCAACCTCCCGGCCTCCATCCCTGACTCACGCAGGGTGACCGCCGTGCGAGCGGTTCTCGCCGAACTTCACGTCACTCAGCCCGAGTTGGGTGCAGTCTGCTGGTGTGGGGAGTCCATCTGTCTGCTCCCCCGAGTACCCAAGCAGCGGAGGAGCGAGCAGGTGGTCAAACATGGGGCGTAGGGCCCAGAACAACCCGCGGCAGATCCGGTCAAAGGTCTGCGGCTGCCAAGAGTGCATGGAGGCGTACCCGCCCGGCGAGACGTACGCGGACCGCCGGCGCCGACGCGACTGCACGGGACCGTGGCAGGCCCGCTACCGGGACCCCGACGGCAAGCAGAAGTCCAAGAACTTTCCGATCGCCGACGGCGGCAAGCGGGCAGCCGAGGCATTCCTCGACGACGTCCGATCCAGGGTCCGCCGCCGCGAGTACGGCGACCCCAAGCGCGGCGAGATCACGGTAGCCGCGTGGTGGGAACTGTGGTGGCCGGCGCAGCCGCAACGGGCGGTCACGACAAGGAACAGGAAGATCTCCGCATGGCGGGCGCACATCGAACCCAAGTGGGGGAAGTGGCGGCTGTGCGATCTGGAGTACATCGAGCTGCAACGCTGGCTCACCGGCGAGGTGAAGGGACACCACACCCGGCGCAAGGTGCTGGAGCTCCTCAACCAGATGCTGCGCGACGCAGTCCGGGATGGGAAGCGGATCCCCTTCAATCCGGCCGCCGAGGCACAGCTGGACGCGCCGCCGAAGCGGGACGCCGAGGACACCCGGCCGCCGACGCGTGCGCAGTGCGCGCTGATCCGGGAGCAGATGCCGTCCTGGTATCGGCCCATCGTCGTCTTTCTGGAGGAAACCGGCCTGCGGTGGGGTGAAGCCACCGGCCTGCGGTGGGCTCACGTGGACCTGGAGGCTAAGCACATCAAGGTGAAGGAAGTGCTCAGCGAGGACCGCGGGACGTTGTTCCGGAAGGCGGCGCCGAAATCAGCGGCCGGCTTCCGCACCGTTCCGCTGACTCCGCAGGCCATCGAGGCGGTCGAGACGATGGCTGCTCGGTTCCGGCCTGTGGACACGGTCTCCCCTATCGGCGACGGTCGGGACCTGCACCCGGACGAGCTTGTGTTTCGCGGACCGCTGGGCGGCGCCCTCACCCGGCACAACTTCCGGCGCACGTGGATTCCCGCGATTCAGGCTGCTGGCCTGGCGAGGAAGGTGCGGAACGAGGAGACCGGCCGGGACGAGTGGTGGCCGCGGGTACACGATTTGCGGCACACGTTCGCGACTCGACTCAAGGATCTCGGGGTGCCGGAGAAGGACGTGCAGACGGTCATGGGTCACGACCGCGGGTCGAAGGTGACGTGGCTATACCAGCACAGCGCCGAGGATGTGGCGGCCCAGGTGCTCGCCGCGATGGCCCCGGACGGGCCTCCTGTTCGAGCGCTGAGGGCTGTGTAGGGATGAGAGTCCACGTGGAGTCCACAACACCCCCATGGAACCTCTCGTGGGTCCTGGTCGCTTCCTGTTTTTGCTGGTCAGCGAGCGTCTCGGAACTCCTCTGAACTTCACGTAAGTTCGCGTCCCCGATGTACGCTTTCTCCTAAAGCGGGTGTCGCAGGTTCGAATCCTGCCGGGGGCACAGAGGAACTAGCAGGTAACACAGGGTGCGGGCCTCTCGTTCGATTCGAACGAGGGGCCCGTTTCGTGATCAGAGTCCACTAAGAGTCCACATCCCCACGGAATCTCCCCTGGTCCTCACCCATACGGGGGACTGGACTATGTTCAAACTGCACGTAGAGTTCTGCGAATGAGAGGGGCAGGTGCGACTCCCCACGCGCGCCTGAGACGTGCCTCTCGTGTCCTGCGGGACCCCGGCGGGGAGGCCGGACCCGCGGGCGAGGCCCTCACCGGTTATGTCGGTGAGGGCCTCTGTACGTACAACGTAGACCGCCCCGGAGGTACTCACCCCCAGGGCGGGACGCCTTGACTGAGTCTTGGCGTCTAACGGCCAGATGGTGGAGACGTGTACACCATCCGGCCGCTCCCGTACCGCACGACAACCCCGCCGACAGGGCTGGTGCGGCGTCTACCCTCCTTACCCGAGGGCAAGATCATTAAATTTGCCTGGCCAGGCAAAGACAAGAGGTCATGATCACTTCACCGTGGTCGGGTGCCACTCGACCCGATGCCCGACTGGGTTCCCGCCCGACGCCGGGAGATCGGGGAGCGCCTCCGCGCCGCGCGCCACGAGGCCAACCTCACCCAGCTCCAACTGGGGCAGCTCGTCGGCCGGGACCACCGCACCATCCACCGATGGGAGTACGGAGAACGCGTGCCCAACCTGGACGACTTGCTGCTTCTCGCTCACGCTCTCGACATGCCGCTCGCTGACCTCGTCCGTTGAGACCCGCCGCCAGTGTGCCAGGGGAGCGCTCCGGCGGCGGGCCCGGCCGCCCCGACGGGGACGGAGCGGCCGCCCTCACCTGCCGCACGCGCCCTCCCCGGCAGCGCGCGGCAGGGGTCACATGAGGCGGGCAACGGCTGCCGGCAGAAACAAATCCCGGGCCCGATGCTCCAGCCACAAGTCGTGCATGCCCTGCTGCTCGGCCCACTTCGCGAAGTGGTCGCAGCGGGGGCAGCCGTCGTGCGGCTCCGGTATCTCGCTGGGATGCGCGGTGGCGAGGTGGTTGGAGATCAGCAGCTGGCAGCGGACAGCCCCGTCGTACAGTTCGTGGTCCAGGAGGTATGCCTGCGCGAGGTCGACTAGGAGTTCGGCGCATGGGCGGCAGGACCACATGAACGGCGGCGGCACAGGCATGTCAGTGTCCACGCGGACCCCCGTGCTGCGGCAGTTTCTCGTAGTGGTCGCACAGCGCCGTCAGGACACGGGCCAGGCGGCGGGCGTAGGCGGTGGCCCCGTCATGGCCCGGGCCCGGCGTGGCCCTCAGCTTGCCGCGGGCCTCCCCAACACACGCCAGCGCGCAGCAACGAGGAATGCTGTCGTTGGCCAGCCGCCCGGTCGCAGCCTCCACCTCAGGGACCAGGAGTTCCAGGTGGCCGCGCAACAAGGACGTCAGCGTTTCCACCTCGGCGGCCGGCGGCGGCAGCACGTCCGGTGCGTCGTCCGGCCCGAGGATGAGGAGTGCGCTCGCGCGCATCGTGGCGATGTCCACGGGTAGGACCGTCCGGTCACAGTTCGTCGTCATGATGGCTGCCCCGCTCCGCTGTCCTCCAGTGCGGCCTTCAAGGCGTGCGGGTCGGTGATCCATCCGTCGTCACCGGGGCAGACCCGCCAGTGTGGGCCGCGCCCCTCAGTCCGCCGTGCCGGAGGGATGGTCACAGCTGCGCCATCGCCGAGGGCGCGCGTGCCGGCCATGGCCCATCGGGCGGCGGTGCCGACTGGGGTGAAGAAGTAGAGGGCCGCGCTGAGGGGGTCATCGACGACTGCTCCGCAGCGTGAGCCCAGGATGACGACAGCGGTTGCGCCGACAGTGCGCGGCACGCGGATTGCATCCCAATCCAGCCCGGCATCCTCCAAGGTGCAGCCTGCGGCGGAGGGTAAGCGCGTGGTCGGCATTGTGGCTCCTTGGGCGCCTGGATGATCAGGTGCGTACAAGGGTGGTCCTGTATTCGCCGTGAGCCGAGGACTTGCAGAGGTCTTTTCGGTGCCGCAAAGAGGACTTTCGTGCGCTCGTGAGGGTGGCGGCTAGCCAGACTCAGGGCCTGACGCGACACTGGCGTGAGCACTAGACATGGAGGTGCAGCAGTGTCACGCCCCGCAGGGAACACCCGCCTCAAGGCCGCCCGCCTGGCCGCCGGGTACCCGTCGCAGCAGGCCCTTGCGGACGCCCTCGGGGTCGGTGTCCGGCAGGTCCGCCGGTGGGAATCCGACGCACCGCCGCAGCCTCAGCCCGAGGTGGCCCAGGCTCTCACACGGCTCCTCGGCCAGGACCTGGAATCCCTCGGATTCACCCCGACCAGCGGCGGCGCGCGCGACCCCGGCCGGCGGACGGTACTCGCGGCGAGTGCCGCTATCGGTCTGGCCGCGGTGCCGAGTCAGGCCCTCGCCATGCAGCCGTCGACTGCTGCCGATGACTACGCGGCCGTCACCCGCTCCCATCGCCGTCTGTACTGGTCCGTCGCCCCGGCCACCCTGCACCCTGCGGCGCTCGCGCATGCCACCCTCGGCTGCGCCCTCCTGCCTGAGGCCGCCGGGCAGACCCGGCTGCGGATCGCGGCGGCCCTTGCGGAGACGTGGCTGCTGGCCGGGAGGATCGAGTTCTTCGACCTACGGGACGCCGAGCGGGCGCAGGGAACGTGGCTGCGTGCGCTTCAGGCTGCGGGTGAGGCCGACGATGCGCTGCTCGGAAGCGCGATCCTCGCGCACACGGCGTTCATCCCCGGGTGGGCGGGCGAGCGGGAGACGGCCGTGGAGCGGATGGTGGCCGCGCGAACGTATGCCCGCCGCGGCCCGGCGCCTGCCGGGCTCCTGGCTTGGCTGGATGCGGTGGAGGCGGAGTGCGAGACCCGGTGCGGGCACGTGCGCACAGCGTTGCACCTGATCGGGCACGCCGAGACGGTACTCGCTACAGGCAACGACCACCATCCCGGCCCGGAGTGGCTGGACTGGTTCTCCCCTGTCCGGCTTGCCGCCTTCAAGGGCAATACGCAGCTGAAGGCCGGGCATTTGCCGCAGGCCCGGTCCACTCTCCTCGGTGTCCTTGACGAGCTTGGCCCGGCCGACGAGAAGCAGGCGACCGTCGTCCTGGGTGACCTGGCTGCTGTCGAGGCTGCGGCCGGTGACCTCGAGGCGGCGTGCGGGTACGCGGTGCGCGCGCTCGGTCAGTTGGAGCGGACTTGGTACGCGATGGGCATGGACCGGGTGCGGGAGGTGCGGCGCGCGTTGGCGCCGCACCAGCACGAGCGGTGTGTGCGGGAGCTGGATGACCGGCTGTACGGGTGGTCGACGACGGTCAGTGCGCTCGCTCGTTGAACTGGCGGATCGCAGCGGACAGTTCGAGGAGGCTCTCCACTCGGAAGGTGGGGAGCTTCTCCGCTTCCTCGGTCCGCCACTGAATCGTCGCCCACGGGCCGCGGTGCACGAGCGCGGTGTTCATCCCCGCAGCGACGGCTGGCCGCAGGTCGTTGTCCACGCGGTCGCCGACGTAGAGGATCTCGTCGTTGGCGAACGGGGTGACCTCGGCGACCCGCTCGAAGAAGAGCGCGTCCGGCTTGCTCGCCCCCCAGTCGTCCGAGGTGCCGATCAGGTCCACGTCGCCCGTGAACAGCTCACGCAAGAGTCCCCCGGCGCGGACCGTCTGGTTGCCCGCGATCCCCAGCCACAGGCCATCCGTCCGCAGCTGGTGCAGGGCCGGGCGTACGTCGGCGTACAGGTCGTCCTCGCCGAACCATTCGGGCTGACCGGCGGCGGCCCGCTTGTCCCGCTCGGCGTACAGGTCGAAGCCGGGCCGGAACTCTTGGAACACCTCGCGGTAGTCGCGTCCTTGGGCGATGACGGCGCCGAACATGGCGTGGAAGGTGTGGCGGGGGACGCCGAGCCAGTCGGCCCAGGTGCCGTACTCGCGGGTCTCGTCTACGAGGCATTCGCCTACGTCGAAGATCACTGCTCGAATCATGCGGGCAGGGTATCGGGCAGCAACTCGCGTGAGAGATTCGCGGGCACCGCCATGAGTTTGCGGGGCCCTGCCCCGATATCCTGGGGGCATGTCCCCCGACCCCCAGACTCCTGGTTCCGTGCGCTCGGTGGCCGACATCAACGCCGACATCCGAGCCCTGTGGCAGCGCGCCGGCGGAGTCCTCACACCCGGCCAGCGCGAGGAGTACAAGCAGCTGCTCACCGAGTACGCGGCCGCCGTCACCCGGCGCATCGTCAAAGCCGCCTGACCCCGGACACGACGAAACGCCCCCCGCCACCCGAAGGCAGCGGGGGCCATCTCACACTCCAGTTCGGTCGCGGCTCTCCCGTTGAACCCTCAACAAGATGCGGATCCGCTGCACCATCAGCACGCTGACCGCCACCGCCAAGACCGATCGCACCCCGCGCATCACAGTGGCGAAGCAGCCATCAGGCCAGACGCTCACCAAGACCGTGTACAGGAACAGCAGCCCGATCGCTGCGGGCAGGCCCATCTGGTTGCGCCCGAGGTCGGTCCGCCACCACGTGATCCGCAGGTGGTAGATCACCACGAACGCAGCGCAGACCAGTGCGGCCAACGCCGACCCGGCCACGTTGATCCACTGATCGACGCCCATCTCGTTCATCGCGCCGCTCCCCTGAACAACTCTTCGATCTTCTCCCGGAAGTGGTTCTCTGTCCTCGCCTGGCGCAACGTGGCGACGACCGCCTCCACGATCGGCTGACGGGCCTCGGCCTGCTTACGTACCTGCTGTGCGTGCGCGAGGGCGACCTCAGAGTCGCTCGGCTGGTCACTGTCACATCCGCGTACGAGGCGTCGGATCCATGCGATCACCGCCCGCCACCTCCTCCTCTCCCGTCTGCCCCGGTGTGGGCAGGGCGGTGAGGATGTGCCCGCCCAGGCGTGCCATCTCCAGGAGTTCGCCGGTCTGTTGGTGCTCGACCGTTCGGGCCTTCTCCGATTCCAGGTAGGCCTGCCGCCAGTTGTCCCGGTCGGCGAGGACGTCCTCATGCGTGCGTCTGGGGATGAGGCGGCCGGTGAGGATGAGGAGGACGACGAGCGTGAGGAGGACGACCGCCCCTGCGTCGGTGGGGTTGATGCCGAAGACCTCGCTCACCGTGCCCTCCCATCAAGCGCCTCCCGTGTATCCACTGTCGGCAGTTTGGCACCCGAACACAGGTGTGGCGTTCCGGCGACTCTCGTCACGACCGCAACATGCATAATGAATTTCAGCCGGTCACCTAAATGAATGAGAGGCCGTCATGCAGCAGACCGCTCGTAGAGGACGCCCCCGCCCGGCCGAAACCATCGAACGCGACGAGACCATCCACCAGCTGCTCACCGAGGGCGCCTGCTCCCGTGGCCAACTCGCGCAGGAGACCGGCCTCACCACCGACCTCGTCGCCCTCGCCCTCGGCCGGCTCCGCCGCGCAGGCCGCGTACGCCAGTGCCTCCAAGACGGCGTCATCGTGTGGTCCATCGCCGACGGCACCCCCTGCCCCTGAAGACGGCCACCGTGGACATCGAACGGAAGATCCTCACCGCCATCAGCGCCGAAGGCACCGAGTGGCAGGACACCGCGCCCTGCGCATCCACCGACTTCGAATTCATCCCCGACATCGAGACCGACGAGGGCGTCAACGCAGCCCAGCAGTGGTGCCGTACCTGCCCCGTGCGCACACAGTGCCTGGAGTGGGCAATGCTCCACAGCGCCGAGGGGTACTGGGGCGGAACCACCACCTACCAGCGCAACCAGCTGCGCCGCGTCCGCACCCGCGCGAAGTGTCCCATCTGCCAGGCGACCGAGCTGGTCTACACGGACCCGCATGAGCTGTGCTTGTGCTGCGGCTCCTCGTGGACCCGGGACGTACGGGAGGAGCCGATCGCTGCTACGCCGCTACCGGCTGCGGGCGCGGCATAGCCCGGTCGATCTCCACCGCCCGGCTCCAAGCCTCGGCCCACTTCCAGGCGTGGTCCCGTAGCCGAAGCTGCTCGGCCACCGCCCGGCCTGCCTCCGACAACTCCGCCCGCAGGGCAGGCGACTCGTGCAGCCGACGCAGCTCCCGGTACCAGACCCGCCCCCGCTCGGCGAGCACGCCCGCGCCCATCTCGTGCAACCTGCGGTACTCGGCCCGCGGCGACGCCACCCACGGCACGCCCACCGCGCTCATCTCCAGCGGCTTCAGCCACGACTTCGCCGCATTGAAGCGGGTGTCCGCCAACGGTGCGATCCCCACCCCGATCCCGGCCACCGCCGCCGGCCACTCCTCGATCGGCACCCCACCACCCGGCGGATCCGCGGCGAGACCGAACGCCCGGCCCGCGCCCGTGCTGTCGCCGCGCATCACGAACGAGGCGCCCTCGTCGACGAGCCGGGCCACCGCTCCGCCCACCACCTCCGGGTCGTTCGGGTGGGAGTGGAAGGAGCCCGGCCAGCCGACCACGTCGGAGTCCTCGCGCGGCACTCCGTAGTACATGTCCGGCAGGTAGTTCGGCAGGACGTGGCCGCGGCCGTGCTTGGCGTACACGTCGAGGAGCGCCGGCGTCGACACCGTGACCAGCGACGCGTTCCGGCAGGCGAGAGCGAGGTTGTGCCACGAGTGCAGCCCGGCGCCCGGCCGGTGCACGGCCCATGCCGGATTCGACGGATGGATGGACGACAGATCGTCGTCCACGTCCACCACCACGGTGATGCCCTTCGCCCGCATCACGCCGATGGCCTGCGCCATGTAGGCGTGCGTGACCCGCTGGAGGACGACGACGTCCGCATCGACGAGGACATCGCTCACGGTGTCGCCGTCCATGACGACGCGCACGCGCCGGTCACGGGCGCCGACCACTTCGACGTCGTGCCCCGCCGCCGCGAGGTGCTGGCCGGGGAAGATCATCCGAAACGAGCCGCACCCGAAGGAGTCGGAGGGGTAGACGGCGACCTTCACCCGGAGGTCCCCGGTGCGGTCTTGCGGGCTGCTCGCTTCGCAGCAGTGGGCGCCTGTTCCAGCTCCTCGACGCGGGCGGTGAGGTCGGCGAGCTGCTGTTCCAGCTCGGCCACCCGGTCCGGCCCGGCGGTAGCGGAAGGGGCCCCGGCGGCGGCGAGTTCCTCGCGGGCGAGGTGGCGGATGCGTGCGTCGAGGGCGCTCACGCGGCGGTCGCCTCCTTCGGAGAGACCTGGGCGCGGGTCAGCAGGGTGAGAACGGCCAGCACGAAGCCGTTGACCGCAGCGACCGTCCCCGCCGACACGTCGAAGTGGTAGGCCGCCAGCAGGTCGGCCGTCACGGTGACCAGCGTGGTGAATACCGCGGGAGCGATGGGGCGCGTCAGCACCGCAGTCGCGGCACCGAACAGGGCGGTGATCACGGCCACCCAGGCGGCGGCTTCATCCGCTTCGAGGCCTACGCCGAGGGAGACGACGAGGGAGAGGGCGCCAGAGATGACGCTGATCCACAGCGCGGGCTCTCGGCCGAAGGGTGCGATCTTCATGGTGGTCATGCCTCCGGGTGGTCGGTGGTGATGTGGACGTCGATCGACTCGATCGCCTGCTTCAACTCGGTGACGATCGCAGCCGGGTCGAGGTCGCCGAGTCCGGCCGCGAGCTGGGCGACGGTGTCGACGAGCTTGGCGTTCGCCTCGGTCAGCGCGGCCACCTTCGCCTCGGTGCGGCGGGCGACGATCTCGATGTTGCGTGCGCTGGTGGCCAGGGAGATGTGGGTGTTGGTGCTCCCTTCGACCGGGTTAGTGATGACGCCGTCCAGCGTCAGGACCTTCCGGGCGATCAGCTCAGCGTCATCGTTTGTGACGGTCATGCTGTCCTCCTGAGGGGGTGGGGTGGTTCCGTTCGCGCGGGCGACGATGCCCGGGAACACGACCTCTCGGAACTGGCGAACGCGGGCGTCGCCGGGGCAAGCGGTGCCGGATGTCGACCACTCGCGGTGCAGCCGGTGGTAGCCGAACCCGGGGTCGGACGCGGTGCGGCAGATCCTCAGTGGAATGCCGTGCGTCTTGTGGAGCCACACGCCGAGCTGGATGAGCTGCTCGATCTGTTCCGGCGTCCACGGGTCGGAAGCCTTGGTGTTGGAGGCCGTCTCGATGGACACGGCGCCGGTGCCGTCCGCGCGCCGGTTCGCTCCTGCGTTGGCGTCGGCCCTGGTCTGCGTGCCGATGAACTGGCCGAGAGAGCCGTCGTAGGCGAGCCCGAAGTGACTCTCCAGCGAGGTAGACTTCCAGTACTCGAAGAGTCGCTGCACGCTCCACGGAGCCACGACGCTGTGCACGATGAACTGCGTTGGCCGGATAGCGGGTTGCTGGTCGCTTTCGGGTTGAAGTTCCAGCTTCTGCGCGAACGGGCACCAAGCCATCAGGGTGCCTCCTTCCTCTCCCCCGAAGGGGCACTCCCATGGACGAGCTCACTTGCACCGTCGACGGATGCGGCCGCCCGGTACGCGTTCGCTCCCGACGCCTCTGCGCCATGCACTACACGCGGTGGCAACGCCACGGAGACACAGGCCCCGCCACCGCATTCCGCCATCACGCCAGCACTGCGACAGAGGACCGGCGATGCGGGTTTCCGGGGTGCACGCGGCGGTACATCAGCAAGGGGCTGTGCGCGAGCCACAATTGGCAGCGAAGCGTGGGGCGCGAACTGACTCCGCTGCTGGACCGACGGGAAGCCAAACCGGCCGACCGGAACGAGCGGGGCGAGAAGCAGTGCCGCACCTGCCTCCTCTGGCTCGCCCCGGACAGGTTCAGCCGCCTCGCCAGCGCCAAGGACGGCTTGCAGGGACACTGCCGGGACTGCGGGCGGGACGCGCAGCGCAAGAGCATGTATCGGCTGCCTCGCGGGCGTTACGCGGAAATGCTGACGGGCCAGGGAGGGGTCTGCGCTATCTGCAACCAGCCCGAGGCCGACGGGCGCGCCCTGGCAGTCGACCATGACCATGCGTGCTGCCCGGAAGACGTCTGCGGGGAATGCGTCCGCGGCTTGCTCTGTACCGCGTGCAACCAAGGCCTCGGGAAGTTCCGGGACGATCCGGAACTCCTGCGCGCGGCGCTCGCGTACCTGGAGCGGCACACCTCCCAGTAGGGCGGCGCCGGGGAACCAAGGCATGGCACACGCTCCTTACAGCGGGAAGACGATGATGCGGCGGGACAGGAACGTGCCCGTACCGGCGCCGACCCGGTATTTCGACGTGAACGTGTTCGATCCCGGCGTCAGGTCCGTGTGCAGCACCACCCCGGACGTGATCACGCCAGCGCCCGCCCCGTACACGCCGATCCCCCGGTTGTCTGCCTCCGCGATGGTCGTCGCCCCGGACACCGTGTACGACATGCGCGAGGATGCGGCCCCGCTGTTCTCCAGTGCCCCATGTACCACAACCAGAGCTGCCGGCCCGGTGGTTGCGGTCACCGTGGGTCCGACGGTGGTGAGGTCGGTGTAGCTGGTGGAGGTGGTCGTCTCGGAGGTGAGGACGCTCGCGGTCGCGGAGATGCGTTCCGAGATTTCGTTGGTGCCGGAGACGGCGAAGTGCGCGCCGCTGGTGGTGGCTTTCGCGGGTGCCGTTTCGTTCAAATTGTCGCGGAGGAAAGTGTTGAATTGCGATGCGGTGAAAACTGAATTCGAGACCGCTGTCATGGGAGCTGACCAGGCCATGTGGTGAACCCCCTTCTCAGAACGGAATGACGATGATGCGGCGGCTGCTGAAAGAGCCGGTGCCGGAACTGACTCGGTACTTCGCGGTGAACGTATTCAGGCCCGGTGTGATAGGGGTCATCAGCGTCGCGTCGCTGGCACCCAGGTTGACGTTCGCGACACCGAAGATGCTGACGCCCCGGTTGTCGGCCGGCGCCTGGCTGTGCGCCCCGGACACCTCGTACGCCATCCGCACTGAGCCGGCGCCGGAGTTCTCCGCTGCGCAGCGGACGATGACGAGCGCGGCCGGCCCGGTCTCCACCGTGACCGAGGGGCCAACGCTCGTACCGGTCAGGTTCGTGAAGCTGGTCGAGGTGGTGGTGCCCAGGGTCAGGTCGGCGCCCGTGGCGGCCCGGCGCTCGGCAATCGCGTTGACGCCAGAGCCGACGAAGTAGCCGCCGGCCGAAGTCGCCTTCGCCGGGGCGGTCTCGTTCAAGTTGTCGCGGACGTACTGGTTGAACTGCGCCGCCGTGAACGTGCTGTTGGCGACCGCCGTCATCGGCGCGGACCAGGCCATCTCAGGCCCCCTCGTCGCTCATGTAGTGCGCGGTCTCCTCGCGCAGATCCGCCGGGGTCTGCCCGTGCGGCAGCCGCAGCCGAACAGCCTCGACGTGGCCGTCCGGATACCAGTTGCGGGTGGACGGCACGGGCCGCTCCAGCAGCACAGCCCAGATCTCGTCCGCGTCGGCCGGCCACTCAAGGGGCGCCACCAGCTGGCAGCCGCCGTCGCCGCTGCAGTGGAAGCTGCCCTGGCGGGGTTGGAGGCGTACGGCGTTGGCGCAGTAGCGGCGTGGGCAGTCGGCGATCCAGCGCCCGTGGTTGACCCTGGCGCGTGCCGTGTGGGTGAGGAGCTGTGCCATGGGGTGGACGGTAGACACGCCCCCGTCATGATCGTTCCGGGGTCAGGTGCCGAAGCGGCCCACGTCGAACTGGCCCTGCGTGGGGTGGTCGAAGATGAACACCGATTCGGGGTCGTCGGCGGCCGTCGGGTCGAAGACGCCGTCGTCGAAGCCGCGCCCGGCCACGTCGAACGTGAACGGATTGCTGGGCACGATCAGGCCGGTGCGTTCGCAGCCCAGGGTTGCGTAGTGGACGCGGGTCTCGCAGCCCGTGTCGGCTTCCTCGTCGCTGGGCATGCGGGCGATGGTCTGCTCGATGCTCTCGACGTGGAAGTTCCCCGACAGGCCGAGCTCCGCGTTCGCGATGCTGATCATGTCGGAGATCGTGCGGGTGAGGATCTGCAGCAGATGGTCACTGTCCGAGGACACGAGCCGCATGGTGACGGTGGGGCGGCGCTGCGCGTAGTGGGCGAGGAGCAGCAGGGCGATGGCCTGCGCGTCGTTGGCGTTCGCCCACGGGGCGTCGTTCGGGTTGGAGCGCTGACCGTGGCGTTGGATGCTGACCGAGTCGGCCGCGCTCACCTTGACCGTGCGGGCGGTGGGCACGGGACGGGCGCGGACTTGCAGGTGGGTAATGGTGACGGCACCTCCGGCTGCGGTGATGCTGATGGTCGTGGACTGGCCGGAGCGGCGGGAGATCGAGGTGAGGACGGTGCCGGGTCCGCTGATGATGATGTCGGTGCCGACCACGAGGTCGAGGGCGTCCCGAAACGGATCAGATGCTTTGGCCTGGACTTCGATGCTCTGGCCGAGTGCCAGCGCCACCGTGTCGTCGCTCTGCCACACCACCTCGTAGGTGTCCTGCGGCCGGCGCTCCTCGACATCGAAGGAGACGTGGTTGATGATGTCGCGCCAGCCGTGGGAGTAGCCGAACGGGGCGAGGTAGCTGTAGCTGTCGGGCACCGCGGGTCAGTCCTTGGGGGCGAGGGTGAGGCGTGCCGGGACGATGTCGAAGGTCATGCCGTGCCGGTCGAGGACGGCTTCGATGTCGGCGAGGCAGGCCGTCATGCGGCGCTGCTCGTCCTCGGCGATCAGGGCGCGCGCCGCCGCGATCGGGTCCGGCTCCGGCTCGCTCTTCTCGCTGAGCACTTCCTTCACGGCGCGGGCGGCAGGCTGCGTCTCCTGCTCGGCTGCCGTCTCGGTGCACCACTTCAGGTGCTCCACCAGATCGACCACACCGTCCGTGCAGCGCGGGCACGGCACCAGCCCGGGCGCCGGATCCGACTCTCCGGGCGCGTTCTGCCACACGCCGCGCTGCATGTCCTCGGCGGGGATGCTGATCTCGCTCATGTCCTTGTCCTGTCTGTCACGGGCCGACCGCGGCCCACGGTCCGGCGAATCCGGCGGCCGTGTTGCTGCTGGGCGTGATGCTCGCGGGCAGGCTCGTCTGCGCTGTGCCGTTCGTCGCGAACCGGTACGTGGAACTGGTGAGGCCCGCGTTCACCGCGGTCGCCAGGCCGCCGCTGCCCGTCGCGCGGGCGACTGTCGGCGCGGTGGCCGCGTTGAAGACCATCGCCACCCACACGAAGCCGCCCGCCGTCAGAGCCTGCCCTGTGATCGTGGTGGTCTTCAGCCCGGTACTCGTGATCACGGCGTCCACGTTGGTCGTAGCCAGACGCGTACCGGCCGAGCTGTACAGGCCGACGAAATTCTGGCCAGCTGTAGCCGTCGCCGCGGCCGTCGTCACCCACCAGTACAGCTTCGTGACGGTCACGTCTTCGGGGATGTGGACCTTGGACAGGTAGACGGTCCCGTTGGTCAGCAGCGACACGTTCTGCGCGAGGGCCGGATCGTACGTCCAGCCGGTGAAGCCGTGGTTCACCGGCAGCTGCTCACCGAACGCGCCGGTAGCCGTATAGATGCTGCCCGCCGCGGGGACGGTGACGAGGTTGGCGCCGCCGTTCCGCAGCGTGAGGAGGCGTCCGGTGGTGCCGCCGTCCGTCGACGTGACGAAAATGCCCTGCGCGGCCGTGCCGGCAGCGGTGCCCCGCTTCAGGTCGATCGACAGCGCGGAGGCGCTGGTGTCGTCGGTAGCCCCGCTGCCGCCGTTGGTGTGCGTGACCTTCAGCGTCCCGCGCGGGAGGGTCTCGTGGCCGGAGATGTAGACGGCGCTGGTCTCCCGGTTGTCACTGATGAGGTTCAACGCGGCAGCCACGTCGACGCCCGTCGTGGACGCCTGGTAGATGGTGACCGCGTGAGCCGTCGCCGAGGTGGTCTTGAAGAACGCCGACCGGCTGGCGAGATTGGTGGTGATCTCACCTGTGAGGGCACCACCCGCCTTCGAGTACTTCCCGTCGACCTGCGACTGCATCCCGCTGATCTGGTCCTGCAAGTCCTGCAGTGCAGCGTTCAGCGGCACGTCCCAGCGACGCCGACCGAACGCAATCGGGGTGAAGACCATCAGCCTGCTCCTCCATATCCGCCCTCGCCGTAGCCGCCGGTGCCGTACCCGTAGACGGGGCTGCACTCCCCGGCCGCATCGGCGCTGAACGTGGCTTGCGGGCCCAGCGACGCGGGCCTGAGTAGCCGGTGGTGCCGGTCGCGGAAGATGAACGTCCCGTCCGGGGCCGCATACGCGAGCGATGGCGGGCCCTCGGACGAGAGGAGATCGGTCAGCGCCTGGAAGGCGTCGGTCTCCTCCAGCCACCACCACGGAACGAACGTGGCGCCCAGGTCAATGTCGCGCGGCCCGGTCCAGCCGACCGCGTCGAGGATGGCGCCCACCAGCACCCCGGTGCGCTGCGCCTGGTACAACTCGGTGCTGATCCTCACGCCTTGCAGCAGCGACAGCAGATCGAACACGGTGATGTCGACAGAGCGGTCCCCGCGGTCCGGATGGACGTCGAAGTCATCGATACGGCCGGTGAACAGCGGGTAGAGCACGTCGTCGTAGACCGTCTCCACCTTCACCGGGGCAGCCGGTGACAAGTCGTTGGCGATCGGCGAGTCCGGGTTCTCCGGCGAGTACAGCCGGTCGGCATTGCACAAGGTCATCGACAACGTGCCGACCCTGGGCGGCGCCAGTTGCCGGGCCTGGTCCCGGCCGTAGGAGAAGACGACCGGGCCGCGCTGCAGGACATCGCGGGTGACGTCGTCGTAAGCGTCGTCGAAGTCGTTGTCGCCGGTCCAGTCGACGGCGACGGTGTAGCCCTCCGCGAGAGTGGGCGTGATGTTGAAGTTGTCGAAGTAGGCATAGTCGTCCGAGGGCGGTCCGCCGGTGACGAGTGGGGTGCAGTGCGCGAGGAGCTGCACCTGAAGGTCGTTCTGTTCCACCCACGCCGGGGATGCCGTGCTGTGCTGGGTGGTCCATTCCCGGCCGTCGGGTGAGGTGTCCCAGGAGAGGATCGACGCGCTCTCGCGGATCCGCAGCCACGCGTGTGCGACGGGATCGTACGGGAGGACGGCGGCGTTCTCGTCGACGAAGTCCTCGTGGATCGCCATCGACAGGATGTTCGTGGCGGCGTCGACTTCGGCGACGATCTGCGTGCCGACCACGTTGGACAGGATCAGGAGCTGCGCGTACGACTCGGAATGGCCCGGGCCGTGCGGCGGGATCAGCTGGACGTGGGCGTGCGAGTCCTGGAGTCGGTAGATCGCGGCGGAGGCGTACGCGGCGAAGCCCTCGTCGCACGGCACTCGCGCGAGGCCGGCGGGCTGGTCGGGCAGGGCCCCGCCGGGCCCGCTGTTGTAGTTGTCTGGCCACTTCACCGTGTCGACGGCCGGCGCTTCGAAGTCGTCGGTTAGGTCGGCGAACACGGCGGTCGAGGGGGTGATGTTGAAGTTGTCGAACTCGGCGAAGTCGGCGACGCCGCTGTCGCGGTGGGCGATGAGCTGGATCTCCAGATCCGCGTCCCCCACCCACGCCGGTGAGGCCGTGGAGCGGCGGGTGGTCCACGACAGGCCGTCCGCGCTGGTCTGCCACACGAGCGTGCCTGCGGTTTCGTGCACGCGGATCCAGCGGTGGGCCACCGGGTCGTAGGTGAGGGTCACCGCGCCGGCGTCGAAGTAGCCGACGCGGGCGGCGAGGGTCAGATCGCCGGTGACCGCGTTCACCTCGGCGATGATGTCCGTGCCCGGGGTGGACGACATGATGAGCAGCTGCGCCCACGCCTCGCTGGCCGCGCCGCCTGCTGCGGGCGGGTACATCTCCACCCACGCGTGGGAGTCGGCGAGGGTGTACGTGTTGGCGCTGGTGAATGCGGCGAAGCCGGTGTCGCATGGGACGCGGGCCCGGCCGCCGGTCTCGGTGGGCGGTCCGCCCGCGCCGGTGTTGTAGTTCGACGGCCACTTGCCGGTGTCGACCACACCGTCGTCGAAGCTGTCCCGGAGATCCTCGATCAGCGGCATCAGGCGCTCCGGAATGCGACGGGCAGCTGATTGGTTCGGTTCAGATCATCGAGGCCCTTCGCGAGCCACCTCAGCATTTCCTGCCGCGACCCGATCAGCCCGTTGTTGACGAGGCCCAGGTGGAAGTGCACCTCTGCCGGGCTGCTCGCCATGCCCGACGGGCGCCCCTTGCCGGCGGCCAGCGCTGGCAGGGAGACGCCCGGCCCGGCCACCGCGGGCATCCCAGATGGCAACCCGGAGGCAACCGTCGCGGCCACCCTGGTCATGGCCGTCTTCACCGCGGGCACCGTGCGGATGATGCCGCCCTGCAAGCCGAGCATGGTCATGCGGCCCACGGCGTCCATCACCCGCGACGGGGACTTGATACCGAGCGCGCGGCGGATCGCCTTCTGCATGCCCTTCGCGATCGAGAGCATCAGCTTCTCGATCTCCTTCTGCTGCGCCTTCAGCCCGGTCAGGAACCCGGCCCCGGCCTTCTTCCCCGAGTCGTACAGCATGTCGGCACCGGTCTTGCCGAGCTTGGACGAGGCGCTGCTGATCTGGGCGTTGAGGTTGTTGTAGCGCTTGATGGTGTAGGAGTCGGCGCTGGCGAGAGTCTGGGCGAAAGCCCCTCCGGCCTCGGGCCCCATCTCCAGGATCTGCTTGAGGAGATCCTTCGACAGCCCCTTCTTCTGGAGCTTTTGCACGTTGGCCGTGAACGCTTTGATCTGGTTCAGCGAGGCCTTCATCTGGCCCTCGACGTACTTCGGGGAGAACGAGTCGGGCTCGACGATGGAGGCGAGGCTGCCGGTGGCGCGGGCCTGGCCTGCGGTATCAGAGGCGAACTTGTTCGCGTCGGCAATCTTCTTCGCAATGCTGTCGCGCTGCCCGGCCAGCGACTGCAGCCTCTTGTTCCCGGCGGCGACCATCTTCACCAGGCGGTCGTCCGTGCGGCTACCGGTCCCCTTGAACGCATTGGTGATCGCTGAGGCGATGGACTTCGCCGTCGAGTTGATCTGCGCCTTCGTGCCCGTCAGGCCCTTGATGAAACCGTGCCCGGTCTGCTTCCCGATCGCCTGCATCTTCTTCGACGGCGACGCGATCTGCAGCTCCTGCCGCACCCCCGTCGTCACCGCGGCCGCCATCGCCCGGGCCGCCGCGTACACACTGCCCGTCGACCCGAGCCCCGCCGCCAGCCCTTGTGCGGCCGCCGCGCCCGCGCCAGCCGTGCTGGACATCATCCGCCTGGTCGTCGCGGCGTCGAAGACGCGGGCGTCCTGCCCGAACGTGACCAGCTCCGGGCCCTCTTCGCCGACGAGTGCCATCTCTCCTCGCCGTGGGGTACCGCCTGCGGCGTACTTGGAGACACCGCCTTCACCCTGGGCGGGGCGCCCGACGGTGTTGTACGTCGCGATGGTCTGCCGGACGGTGGTGATGGTGACGGTGCGGGAGCGCAGGGCGTCGATTGCGCGTTGGATCGCGCGGGCTGCGGCGCTGGCCCGGTCCCGCGCGGACAGGGTGATGCTCTTGTCCTTGAGCGCATCACGGGCGCGCTGCACTGCCCCGATGTTGTCCTTGGCCGTCTTCGTGTTGGCGGTGACGGTGAAGCGGCCGTCGGGGAGTTTGGTGACCTTGAAGCCCAGTTCCTGGAGCATCCCGACGGCGTCCTTCGTCAACGCCTTGACGGTGACGGACTTGGCGCCGGGGGTCTTCTGAATCGCAGCGATGACACTGTTCAGGCCGGTGATCGCGTCCTCGGTGCGCATCTCCAGCAGCGTCGACTTCTTCTCCGGGATCCCGCCGATCGACTTCGCGAGTCGCTCGGCCTCCTGCCGGTTCAGGCCCATCGCCATCGCCGAGTTGATGAACGTGGTCCGGCCACGCTCGTAGATCCCGTTGACCGTCTGCCACGAAGCGCCGGACTCCCGCGCCGCGGCAGCAGCCTCATCGGTCTTCGTCCCGAGGTCGCTGAGCGCGGTGGCGGCGGCCCGCTGCTTCTCCGTGTTCAGGGTGAGCTGGCCGCCCTGCATCGACAGGACTCCGGCGTTCGCCTGCGCTGCTTTCGATGTGGCGTCGATCGCAGCCTCGAAGCCGATCATCCCGCCGAGGCCAGCGCGATTGGCGTCGTTCAACGCCTGGATCGCCTGCCTCAACCCGTCGGCGCTGGCCTTCTGTTCGGCGAGCTTGGTAGAGGTCTGCTGCGCCTGCTGCCCGAACAGGCCCATCGCATCGGCCGCGAGCTGCTGCTCGAACTTCGCGTCCGCGATGGCGGCCTTGTACTCGGTCAGCTTGGAGGTGAACTCGGCGGTGTCCCGGCCGCCCTTGCCGTACTCGGCGGTCAGCCGCTTCAACGCTGCGGCGGCGAGGTCGGCCTGCCCGTTGCGGACCAGCCCTGAGAGTGCCTCGTCGACGGCCCCCAGATTCTCCTTGGCTTCCTTGACGGGCGTCGAGTCCCAGCCCGTCCACCCGACGAGGAACTGCTGCACATTGTCGGTCGTCGACGGATCGGTGAGCGACTTGACCTTGCCGTACAGGCCGTCGAGGTCCGTACCGAAAGCTTTCGCAGCCTCGCCGGTGACCTTGCCCGTACTGCCCAGCCGGGCCAGCGAGCCAGTCAACTTGTCGATATCCGGGGGTGCTGCCCGGCCGCGCTGCGACAACTCCGACAGCGCGATCACCAGCAGACCGATACCTGTACCCGCGACCGCGATCTTCGCCGACCGTGACAGCGTGCCGATCGCCGCCGCCATCTTCGGCAGCACACCCGTCGCGCCGGCCGCCGCCAGCCGCATCGCGCCGATCGACGCAGCGAACGCCGTCATCCCGAGTGACGCGACCGCCATCGCTGCCGCCGCGAGCTGCACGGCCTTCAATGCGAGCGCGAGTTGCAGCATGGTGGTGATCACACCGGGCGGCACCGCAGCCACCAGGCTGGCGAGAACGTTGACGACCGTCAGCAGGCCGGGCCCCACGTTCGCAGCGGCCTGCAAAACGTTCGACAGGGCCTGCGCCAGGTTCGACAGGGTCTCCCTCACGAGGGGCCCGTTGGCGCGGACGTACTCCATGAACTCCGACGCGCCACCCTTGATCGCCCCGGTGTTCAGCGTCCGCATGAAGCGGATCAGCGCGTCGTTGCCGCGCTGGAGCGCGCCGGTGGAGAACTCGGAGAACGAGGTCATGAACCGGTCGAAGCCGGGTGAGGCGACGCCGCCCGCGATGATGGTGACGAACCGGTCGAGCTGCGTGCCCGCTCCCTGCACCATCGGCGTGAGCTTCGGGAACACCGCGCCGAACGTCTGCATGGCCTTCGTCGCGACCGGCATCGTGCTGGAGGCGAGACTGTTCGACCACGCCTCGTACCCGTCCTTGAAGGACGACAGTGCGGCCGCCGCCTCACGAGTGGCGGGCGGCATGTCCTTGACCTGCCGCACGTAGGCGGCCTGCGCCTGGATGGCTTCCTTCGACGCGGCGCCGTGCTCGTCGATGGCGTCCTTGTACTTCTTCTCTGCGTCCGCCGCCTCCGCCATGGCAGCGACCTGGCCGCCCGCTGCGGCGGCGAACGCGCCGATCGCGACCGTCGCCGCGCCCACCCCGGCGGCGATCGGGGCAGCCTGCGCTGCGATCGGGATGAGCGCCGGCGTCAGGGTGATCGCGGTCCGCTTGAGCTTGTCCAGTGCGCCGGTGAAGAGCGTGCCGCCGCCGGCCGCCCGGTTGAATGCGGTCCCCATGAGCCGGGACTCGGAGACGAACCGGCCGCGCATGTCGCGGAGTCGGCCGTCGGTGGTGCGGGAGAAGTCGCGCAGGGCGCGTGCTGCCGGATCCGTGTTGGCGTTGACGTTGATGTGGGCGTCGCCGACGAGTCCGCCGCCGGGGGTGGTCATGTGAGGGTCACCCCCATGGAGGCGAGGAAGGCCTGGCTTGCGTCCTCAGCGCCGGTCCACCACCACGGTGCGCCGGTGTCTTTCGTCTGCTGCATCTCGGCGCGTTCACGGCCGGGGAGTGCCCATGCCGAAACGCCGAGGTCGGCATCGAAGCGTGCGCGTGCCTGTTCCTCGGACTGTCCTTCGCGGACGATCAGCCGCTGCAGCATTTCGGCGTAGATCGCGTTCAGGAAGCGGTCGGCTCGGAGGCCTGCGAGGTCGACTCCGCGGGCTGCGTATTCACCGTCGAGCTGGTGCCAGACTCCGGGCTGGACGGCCCATCCGACGAGGGCTGCGACGGCTGTGTAGGGCGCATGCCGTACTCCTCCAGCAGCCACAGGACGACGTCGGCCATCTGGTCGTCGTCGATGGGGCGTTCCTTGTCCTTCAGTCGGGCGGTGAACCGCTGGAAGGAGTCCTCCAGGAGGGCGAGGCCGAGGGCGCGCTTGAGGAGGTCGTGCTGTTCCTGGTAGGTCTCGACGTCGGTGGTGTTGTTGTAGAGGGTGACGAACTCGGCGTAGATGTCGCCGGGCAGGGCGGTGGCCGCCTCGAACACTTCGGTGTCGATGGTGAAGGTGAGGCGTTTGCGGGTGCGGCTGAAGTCGCGGGCTGCCGGGGGCGCGGCGGCGGCCATGATGGGGGGCGCGGCGGGTGCGGCGCCGTTCGGGTGGGTGAGCAGCTCGGTCATGGGTGGGACGGTAGGTTCGCCTCCGCCATGATCATTCCGGTGGTCAGAGAGCGGCCCGTAGCGCGTCTCGCAGGAAGTTGTTCGGCTGCGTACCGGGGTGCATGACGATCTTCGCGTAGACCGTCGAGCCGCCCACGGTGAACTTGAGCGCCCGGGCGCGGACCGGGCGGATCACGTGCGGACGGGTGCCGCCAATGACGTACAGGGTGGCCGGGTGGCGGGAGTTGATGACGCCCTGGAAGTCGCCGCCCGGGCCGCTGCGGATCTGCACGGTGAGGTTGTTCCCGTCACCCATGCTGCCCGGCGCGCGGCGCCGCGCCTCGGCCTCGACTCGGCGCACCCGGCGCTCCATGTCCCGGTACACCATCCCGCCCGGCAGGCGCAGCATCCGCTGGATCGCGGTGCGGTTGAGGTCGAAGCTCGTCGACACCGTGAACACGGTCAGTTCCTCGGCAAGGAGACGACCGCACGGAGTTCGTTCCCGCCGCAGCAGCCAGACGGCCCCTGCGGTACGAGCGCGCGCATGAGGTAATCGCTGATCTCCCGGCCCTCGTTCATCTGGCACAGGGTCGTAGAGACGGCGCGCATCATCTCGTACGCGTCGCGGAGGATCTCCTGCGCGGAGGTGTCGAGAGCGGCCACCTTGGGCGGGTTGCCGTTGTCGTCTGGGCACGGGGTGCAGCGGACCACCTGGATGATGATCTCAGCTGCCTCCCAGGGCGCGTCGCAGGCGTTGCCGACGCGGGCCTGCGCCGGGTTGGGGAACTGCTCGGTCGGATAGGTCTGCCCGACGGACACGGCGAGGAGACCGCAGTCGCAGGCATCCCACGCGATCACCCCGGGAACGACACCATGCCGGGCCGGAGTGACGGAAAGCTCGGCGTAGATCGCCTGCTCCAGGCGGGAGGCGACGGTGTACCACTTCAGCGGGCCGGAGATCATCGGCATGGTCAGGTCCCCGCTCTGCGCACGGTCGGCCGGTCCACGCTGTACACGCGAGACCGCTGCCGCAACCCACCCGGATTCCACGTGGCGATGAACGCGTCGACGAGGTAGAGCCCGGTGCGGCCCTGCCGGAACAGCTCACCGACGTCCGGATAGCTGATGGTCACGCCCTGCCGCACGAGCTGCTGCACCCCGGCCGGCAGGCGGCAGTCCTGCCCGTCCGCGGCCTTCGCGAACTGGCAGGCCAGCTCGCCCATCGCCAACGCGGCACCCTCCGGCGGCTCTTCCCCATACAGGGCGGTCACCGACCACGTGCCCTCTTCGGTGTCCGCCTTCGACAGGTCATTGCAGCGCGGCCACCGGCCGCCGTCCGTCCGCACCAACAGCCGGTTGTTGTCGACCCGGTACGCGCCCGTCACCAGCGGCGTCCCGTCGATCTTCACCTCGACGATCCGGTGCACCGGCGCGGGCAGCAGTGCCTCCGACACCACACCGCATCCGCAGTCCGAGCAGGAGCCGCACGTCAGGTTGAACCACTGCCCGCCGATCAACGCAGGCTGCGGATACGAGCGGGCCCCCGTCCACGGCGGCCCGAAGTCGTCGAAGAACCGGCCGTCGTAGCATTCCCGGCGGCACGGGCGCAGCGTGACCTCGCACAGCCCGAACCGCATCCCCGACAACGCGGACAGCGTCTCCGTCGCTGCGGCCACCGCCACCCCGGTCACAGCCGGGTTGAGGGTGGCCACATCGCACGTCCACTGCACGGGCCAGTTCTCGCACGGACCGAACGCCGCCACCACGAGGAAGACCTACGCGGCGAGCGTCGTCGGGTCACACGCGATCGTCGGCGGCGCCGTCGTCGTGACGTTCCACACCCAGTGCTCGTCTGTCTCGATGGTCTCTCCAGCGGGCAGGTAGTCGTCTCCCACCAGAGCGAGCCACAGTGAGGACGCGCCGCGGGATTCGCTGGTGACTTCCAGCATCGAGCGGCCATTCTCGATGGGGTACGAGCCGAGCTGCGAGGCGCCGACGTTGGGCCACGCGTTGTAGATGTAGCGCTGCGCACCCGAGGCGTCGCAGGCGCCCGCGCCCGCGACTTCCTGCCACACCTCCAGGCTGTAGCGCCGGTCTGGGTTGCCCTCGCGGACTGCGAAGCCAGTACCGGTGGCTGGGGTGCCAGTGGTCAGTTCGCGGCCGGAGATCAGCAGGCTGATAGCGCTGACGTTGACCTCGCAGAACTGAGAGGTCAGGTTGAGGCGCTTGAGGGTGGGATCGTCCTTCTGGTTCACGCACGGTGTGCCGTCCGCGGTCCGCTCGAAGAACTCGGTTCCGTCCTCGTACTGCGGCTCCATGCTGACCTGCACGAAGCCCTTGGTGACGACGACCAAACCGGACGTTCCGGTGATCGGGACGCCGCAGGCGTCGAGCTCGATGATGCGCATGTGCGTGCCCTTGATGGGAGTCGCGCACGTGGAGACTGTGGCCATGGGTTCTATCTCCTATTCGGTGGGCACGCCCAGGGCGATGTGCGCGGCCAGCAGGCAGCACTCGAACCCGATGAGGTAGGTGCGTTCGGCCTGCATGCGGAGGGTGTTGGAAGACCGGTCCAGCGAGTCGCGGACCTGGGTGAAATACACGTCGGACCGGTAGCCCCAGGCCGCGCCGGTGGCGTAAATCCACGACGTGCCCTCGGCGGGAGCTGCCCCGTCCGGGCCGCTGCCGGTGTAGCCACCCCCGGCAACGATCAGGTTCCCGGACGGGGTCACCAGCCGCCCGCTGGCGTCGTCGAGCCGGGCCAGCTTCCACGCGGCCAAAGTGGGCAGCGCGCTGGGCGGCACGTGGATCAGGCCCTGGCCCTTGTAGCAGTCGGCGAGTTCCTGCTCCAGCAAGCCGAGCGCATGCGCTGCATCCGCTCCGGTGACGACCGGAGAGGCGACAGGCTGCAGGAGGACCTCACCGTCCACGTTCTCCGTGTCGCCCGCCAGGTGCGGGAACACCACCTGCTGGCCGGCCGCCGTGCCCGTCCAGAACGCGGTCTCAACCTGCTGCTGTTCGACGCGGGTCAACGCGTCGCGGGCGATGTTCTGCGCGTCGCCGAGGCCGACCGGTGTGCACTGGAACTCTGCGATCACCGTGAAGGGGAGCGCGCCCCGGGTGTCCTGCGTGACGTTAGGTGTCTTCGCGGGCGGGGCCGGGGCTGCTTCTCCAGTGCCGGTTACGGCGATGCACTCGTCGTAGGTGGTGTCACCGGCCGGGCAGCGCTCGACCCAGGTGACACCGTTCTGCCAGTGCGGTCCGCCCGGGCTGGGGGTTTGGATGCTGTCCCACAGCCCGTAGGGCAGGGGGGTGAACACCGTGGGCAGATCGATGAGCTGGCGCGCCACTGGTGCTCACCACCCTTCTTCGTCAGGTCGGTTCACGGCCGGGCCGGGTCAGACCCGGACCGTGCCGGAGTGCAGCGCGGAGGTGGCGCCGTTGACGTTGAAGCCGACCCGGTAGCGGCGGGACTCGTGACCGACGCGGGCGATGAGGTGCGCCTCCTCGCTCCAGGCGGCGGTGTGGTCATTGGTTTCGTTGAGCACCGAGTCGCGGACCACGCCGAGGTCCAGGCTCATGCCGTTGCCGTGGAGGAACGTGCCGGCCGGGTACATCAGGAAGTCGACCGTGGTCGGCCATGCGGTCATGGCGGTGGAGTGGCCGAACTGGCCGGACCCGCGGACCTGCCAGTCGTCGACCCACTGCGGGCGGACGTTGCGCTCCAGGAAGTAGCCGTCGATCTCCCCGTTGGACACGGCCAGCAGCTCGACGCCGGCCTTCCAGGCGAGGTCGGCGCGGATGACCTCGCGGACCCACTGCGGGAGGACGACTTCGAGGACGTCGTCGAGGCACATGCCGTACCGCTCGCGGGTGTCGACGGCGGCGAGGGCTGTGGCGTTGAAGATGCGGGGTGCGGCCGCGTCGGTGACGGCGCCGCCGCTGATGCTGATGGCCGTCGTGGACAGGGCCAGCATCTGTGCGATGAGGCGGGCGTTGATGGCGTGGTCGTGAGCCGACATGAGGAGTCGGATCATGTTCTGTGTGGCTTCGGGGTACGCGTCGTTGGCGAGGTTGCCCGCGGTCAGGCAGATGCCGTAGACCTCCAGGCGGGCCTCGTCGAACTCCGGGCACGGCACCCTGACACACGGCTTGGTCGGGGAGCCGGTGGCGGCGGCGATGTCGTCGGCCTCGGTCCACAGCCACGGCACCGAGGTGACGCTGAGTTCCTCGGAGAACGGGGCGAAGGCGACGGAGTCGACGGCGTCCGCGAGGGACGGCGAGACGGGGAACTGGACGCCGCCGCGGGTGACGCCGAACGTCGGCAGGTCGATCAGGCCCGACGAGCAGGCGATGTTGAAGAAGTCGTAGCGGATCTCCGATGGCGCGCACCAGCCGCCGGCCGCGACGAGGGCCTCGGCGTCGCCTTCCCGTCGGGTGAGGTAGCGGAACAGTTCCTCGACCTGGGCGGGGGTGGTGCGGTCGTCGACGGTGTGGGAGAACTCGTTGCGGATGCTCGCGACGGTCTGGTAGTTCGGGTTGCCGCGGGTGACCGGCATGCTCTTGGCCTTGCGGGACACCACGTCGACGACGGAGTCGAAGGTGGCGAGTTCGCCGCCGTGGGCGACGCCGGGGATGTCGACGGATGCGGTGATGGCGAGCCGCTGCTGGGGCACCTTCTGCGCGGGTGCGTGGCGGGCGGTCTCGGCGAGGGAGGCGGTGGCGCGGCGGGCGATCTCGTCGGGGCGGACGGTGCCGCCGCGGCGGTCCATCATGAACGCGGACAGTGCGGCGGTGACGCCCTGCGCGGTGGCCTCGGCGATCCCGGCGGCGTCGACCTGCGCGGTCTGCTCGGCCGTGGCCTGTGCGGCGGGGGCGCCGTTGACTCGGGCCTGGAGCTGAGAGAGCTGCTCGGCCACGCGGTTCTGCTGGAGGGCGGCCTGCTGTTCGGCGCGGACCTCGCGGACGCGGAGCTCGGCGCGGATGCGGTCGAGGTCGTCGGTGAGGCGCATGGCGTACTGGAGCGTCTCGGGGTCGACGTTGTCGCCGTTGACGCGCTCGAACTCGGCGACGGCTCGCGTTTCGAGGTCGGCGAGGTCGGCATCGGAGGCCAGTGTGAGATCGGATGGGGCGCTGAACAGTTCCTCGGCCGGCACGGTGACCTCCGTTGTGAAGGGGTGTGCGCCCTGCTGTTTGGCGCCCTTTGATCGCGAACGTTAGCGCATAGCACACGGACCGGTAAAGAGTCAATTCTCTTCACCGGTCCGCATATATAAAGGTCAGGCGCTCGGAGGGGGCGGCGGCGGGGGTGCCGGACGGCGCCTCTTATTGCAGCTGCACACGCTTGCTCACCTCCCTCCGGGGTGTACGCGGCGCGACAGCATCCGCATCACAATCCGCACCGCATCCCGCTCCAGATCCGACTGCGACCTACCCCACGCCACCGTCGGACGGCCCGCCGCTAGCAACGCCTGCGGCTCCCCGCTGGCCACGCGCGCCCGCATCTTCGGCACCGGGAACCCAGGCACGTTCACCGCCAACAGGCCCACCAGCCGCAGCTGCCCGCCGATCCGCCGCCAGTCACCCGAGACCTGGCCCGCGGCCTGGAGTTCGTACACCTTCAGCGGGTCCGCGCCCGGCCGGATGGCGCCCGCGACCCAGATGCCGTGCGCGTCGTTGCCGACCGCTACATCCGCCACAGCCGCGCCGGTGTTGTCGTAGTGCTCGGCCGCCGGAGACGCCCCGTAGTGCAGCGGCGCGTGCCCGGTGCCTACGGTGATCTGACCGACCGCCACCCGGGAGCCGTCCGCGCAGACGACCTCGCCGGTGCGGTAGTACGGGTGGGCGTCCTCGTGCGGCGGCTGCACACACACGTCGTCCTGCCCGATGTGGCACGACCCCCACTGCGCGGCGTGCCCGTAGATCCGGCCGTCGTCCGTCACTGTGATCGGCGTGGGCAGCGACAGGCCCGGGTCGGAAAACCAGTCCGTCGGTGGCTTCCACGGCGCGGCACCCGCAGCGACGAGGTGCAGAGCGCGCGGCTTCGGCGACCGGGCCGCCTCCTCGCCGGTCGCGGGCGGGGCGAGCGCCTCCACCTCGGCCGCGGTGACCGGCACTCCGCCGGCCACGACTGCGCCGGCCTCGTCGAGGAGGGCGATGTACGCCTCGGCGAACGCGGGGATGTCGACGAGGGTGGCGGCGCGGATGCGGCCGCCGTGGAAGACGATCTTCTCGGGCTGCGCGAACAGCATCTCGAAGAGGTCGTCCTCGCCGGGCTCTTCGGTGCCGGCGTTGACGTCGTCGGGGAAGACGTACTCGACGTCGGCGTCGGCGATGGAGTCGGCGTCGATGGAGACGCCGCGGAGGAACTTGCCTTCGATCTTGGCGTGGACGCGGCGGCCGTCGTCGTCGGAGAGGTCGAGGACTCCGGCGCCCATGATTTTGGGGCCGTCGCGCCAGACCTTGTCGATGCGGCCGACGTTGACGGCGATGGTGCGGGCTTCGCCGCCGTGTGAGTCTTCCTTGTTCCAGCGGAGCGGGACGGGGAGGTCGGCCCAGGTGAGGGCTTCGGGGGCGAACTCGCGGCCGTCGCCGGTGACGATGCCTTCGACGGCGAGGACGCCTTCCCACGGGGCGGTCTGTCCGCTGTAGTCGAGGTCATCGTCGTCGTCGGGTTCCTCGTTGGCGCCGTCCTCGTCGGCGGCGAGCGCGGCGATCTGCTCCTCGGCTTCCGCTTCCGTGGCGTGGCAGCCCATGAGTTCGTTGGTGTCGGTCTGGACGACGGCCCACGGCGTTTCGGCACCGCAGTCCGGGTGGTCCTGCACTGTGCTGTAGGGCACGGCGCCTCCCTGCGTGGTGGTCTGGTGCGGCATTGTGGTCGCGGACGCCGCCAAGATCATTCCGGCTGCCGCTTGCTCGCTGTCCTGCGGCCACACCGTGACGAGCGTTCCGCGGCAGCGAGCCCCGCCGAGGCAGCCGGTGTAGCCGCCGGACGGGTAGGCCTCCCGCGCGTCGGGCAGCGTGGTGTAGCGGGTGCCGTCGATGTCCCTGCACGGCTTGCACGAGGTGCGGTCCAGGATCTCCGTGGCCGTGTACTCAGCGGGTGGTGCCACCGCCAGCACTGCCATGCGGCCCTCGTTCTGTGCGGCCGTCATCGCGGCGCCGATCTGCTCCTCAACTGCCGCTCCGGACAGGGCCGCGAGGTGCTCATCCACTGCGGTAGCGACGTGCTGCGCCGAACCAGAGCCCCACACGCGCATCGCCTGCCGGACCCCGGACTGCACCAGCCCAACTCCCAGCACCCGCGCGGCCGTACGGCCGACCTGGCGTAGCCGGTCCCGGATCGCCGCGGCGGTGAGCGCCTCGTCGTCCAGCGACCACTCGGGGATGGTGATGCCCTGGGCTTCGGCCTCGGCTTGCTGCGCCTCGCCCGCCTCCCGCGCGTAGGCGATCATGCGGGCGATCAGCAGGCGGGCCCCGTCATCGGTGTCGACGGTGAACTCGTCGAGCCGGTCGAGGTTGTCGGCTTCGGCGGCGGCCTGGACGGCGGCGGTGATCTGCTCCCGTTGGGCGGTCTGAATGTCGGCCCACGCTTCGACGGTGGCGGTGACGGCTTCGTGCCAGGCCTTGTCCATGGCGGCGAAGTCGGCGCGGCTCGCGACCTCCAGCTCGGTGGGCTGCCGCCGCAGGGGGCCAGCCGCAGCGGTGACGGACTCGCCGAGGGGGATGTCGGTGTGGTCCCCGGCGAACGCCACCCGCACACGGTCGAAGGTGACCGGGCCGAGGCGCTCCTCCAACGCAATGATCAGGTCGAGCTGGTCGGAGTACGCGGCACAGATGTGCGGCACCCACGGCGTGTGCTGATCCGGCAGTTCAGGGTGGTCGACCCCCTCGCCGAGGGCCTCTTCAAGCGCCATGACGATCGCCCCGTGCAGCATGCCCAGGGTCCGGGGCGTGTCCGGGTCATCGCCGACGGACCACACCCAGGAGGGTTCGTCGCCGTTGCCGTTCCAGTGGGCCGCGCCGAACACCTTGGCCGCCAGGGGGCCGCTGATGTAGTGCGGCAATACGTCGGTGACCCCTTGGGTCACGGCGCTTCTGGCGTCCTCGCCGAAGTCGGCACCTGTGCCGAGGTAGTACAGCGTCAGGTGCAGCTGGTCCGCGGCCTCGCCGCCCTCGATCGCCAGCCGCTCCGCATCCTCCACGGTCGGCATCAACGCGATCATCGCGCCGGACAGGTGCGAGCCGTCAGCCGCGGCTGTGAGCGAGGCCATTGGTGCTCCGAGTCGTCGAGAAGAAGGAAGAGGTGTCCAGCAGCGGCGACAGCTGGCCGATCGTGAACCGGCCGAACGCATCCAGCCGAGCCTCGTACACGCCCGACGTCCCCGGCCGCGGCAGGCTGTGCAGCTTCAGTGCGGCGTGCGTGAACGGGCACGAGAACGCATGCTGCGAGCACAGCGCCGGGTGGAGGAGTTCGGGCGGCCGGCCGGTCGCGAACCGTACGGCGTGCAACGCCTGGGCCTGCCCGGCCATCCGCTCGGAACGCTGCGCTGCGGCAGCCTGCCGTGCAGCCGCTGCGACCTCGGCGTCGTCGCGGGTACCGGGCGCGGCCCGCTCCTCTGCCGGTGCCTCCGCCTGCCGCCGTGATGGTGGGGTGCCGGGGGTCTGCGCGGCGACCGGGGTGATGCTGACCTGCTGGCCGATGAGGGTGGACAGCGCGGACCCGGCACCGGACGGCAGGGTCTTGATGATGACCTTGAGGGCCTGCTCCTTGAGTTCCTCGTCGGTCGGCTTGTCCGACTCGTCGAAGCCTGTCTCGCGGCGGAGCGCAGCCCCGTCGATCTCCATCCGGTCGTAGAGCAGGACCGCGTCGCCGGAGCGGTCCGGGCGCAGCGTGAGTTCGCTCATGTCGTACCAGACGACCCAGTTCGCCCAGTCCTTCACGCCTGATGCTTTGAGGCGGGGCTGGAGATAGCCGGTGGTCATGGCCTGGCAGATCAGTTCCGCGTCGGGGGCGACGTCGACCTTGAGGCTGGTTTCGTCGCTGATCCAGGCGTTCCAGTGGTTCAGGTCGCCCATGCCGAGGAGGACTTCTGCGGGGACGTTGAGCTGGGAGGCGAGCCGCTTGATCGCGGAGTCCCGCTTCTCAATGATCTTGTCGTCGATCTTCAGGGTGAAGTCGAGATGCTTGATCTTGTCGACGTACTCGGCAGGCACCTTGATCGGAATCGGCACCACCCCAGCCGCCGTCCCGGGCGTCCGGATCGCCTCCGCCGCCATCTCGATCCACTCCGCGATGAACGGATCCGGGGCGTCAGCGAACTCCTCCCGCACCGGGAAGGTGACCTCCTGCGGGAACATCACCACGCCAGCTGACGCCAGCCGCGACAGGTACTGGGCGACGATGTGCCGGTTGACGAGCTCCAGCTCCCGCATCGTCGAACGCGCAGCGCGGGTGGGGCTGTCGGCTAGGTGGTGATAGCGCTTGTTCGGGCGCCACACCCGGATCGGGGCCATCGAGTCCGGGGCGAGCGGGCGCCAGTTGTTGCCGGAGGTGACGTTGTTCTCGTCGATGACCTCGTACCGGTTGCGTGCGGCGCGGACTTCGTCGATGGACCGGACCGACCACTTCTCGATGCCGCCCACGTTCTCGACGATGAGGTAGCCCTCGCCGGGGACTCGGAGTTGGGTGGCGAGGCCGCCCATGATCTGCGCCTGTCCGGCGGGGCCTCCGGCGAAGGCGGTCATGAGGTCGACGGCTGTTCCGGCCGGGGCGCGTACGGGTTCGTCGGCGCCGGGTTCGAGGCGGGCTGCGTAGAGGCGGACGCGGGAGAGGCGCTTGGCTTCCCAGTCGGTGGCGTACCGGAATTCGCCGAGGGTGTCGTGGTAGCCCCAGACTTCTTCCTGCCAGGACTCGGTGGTGCGGAGGAAGGTGGTGCGGGGGCTGGTGACGGGCGCGGCTGCGGCGGTGAGCGCGGCCGGGGCCATCACGTGTGGGGTGGGTGTGGGCAAGGGGCCGCGTCGGGTGAAGGCGTGCCACCAGGCCATCGTGTCTCCCGCAGTCCCGTGGGGTGGGTGTGCGGGTGACGGTAGGACCGGCCGAGGGAAGATCATTCCGGGCTGGGAACGGCTGCGGCTCCCCGCGCCAACAGGGAGCCGCTGTGCTGCCCGACGCGTCCCGGTTGGAGCCAAGGAGCGATAGGAGAAGCCGCCAGGATAGCGGCACAGCGTGAGGGCCGTCCGCGACGCCCAGCGCGAACGGCCCTCAGCTACCACCACCACGGACCCGAAGGACCCGGCTCCTACACGTCCGATGCTACGGCCGCGCGCGCCTGCCCCATTCCGGCGTCACGCCCACTCCTGCGCCGCGATCAGCGCACCCACCGCCCACACCGCGAACCACACCAGCACCGGCATCGCCAGCCCGACCGTGGCCCACACCCCGGCGGTCACCGCGAGCGCGATCCAACCGGATGCGCACCAGGGGCAGGAGATCAACTCGGCCAGCCAGAACGGTGACCGCTTCCACCGGCGGGCGTAGATCTGCAGCTCGCCGTCGACCAGGCCGAACATCCCGAGGCCGGGGACGCTCTTGAAGCATCCCTCCTCGACCTCCCCCTGCGGGAACTGCTCGTGGTGCTGCTCCTTCATCGTCGGCGCACGCCACCCGCCGACCAGTCGGTCCCTAAGCCACATCACCGGTGGAAACGTGTCCTCCACCACCAGCTTCGTGCCCCGGTACGTCGCCAGCGACATCACGATCAGCAGCAGCCACAGGTCCATGCCGGCCACCGTAGCCGCGTCCATCACCGCCTCGTTCCGACGATCTGCTTCCGCGCCAGCCCGCCACCCATCGAACCCTGACCGTGCAGGATCGTGCTCACCAGATCCATATGCCACGGCCCCCACACCATCGCGTCCAGCCGGTCAGGCGACCAGCCCAGTTCCGGATACCAGGTACACAACTGGTCCTCCATCTCAGGGAACACCCCCGCGTGATGCCAACGGCCCGTCGCCGACAGCGCCGCCACCGGCTGCGCACGGATCGCCTTCCCCTGCGTGGCCCTCACCTTCCGCACCGGGATATCCACACCCTCCTTCTCCAGCGCTGTGTGAATGACCGCGATCGCCTGGTCCCCGCCGTAGTTCACCTCAACGCAGATGTCATCGGCCTCCCAATCCACCGCGGCCCGCACCGCACGCTGCCCCCATCCGTCCGGCGGGAGCTGGCACGAACGGTCGTCGAGGACGAACCCGTGATGCTGCGGACGCTGAGTAGTCGCGGGTGCTGGCCCATCCGGATCAGGCGCCGGCCCGGGCAGCGCGCCCGGCAGGAAGAGCCCGGACTTCGCGGTGACGACGATGCCTTGCTCTCCGGCACCGCCTGACGGGTCGACGCCGACGGTACGGCGGATCAGGCCGGGCAGCTCGTCCAACGTGATGCGGGAGGCGGCGATGGCCTGACGGCGCCACAGGGCATTTTTGATCTCGTCGAGGACGCGGCCGTACAGCTCCTGCTCGCCAAGGTCGGTGCCAGCGTAGGCGTCTTCGAGCATGTCCCGGATGTGCTGCGGGAGGTGCGGGTTGTCGTACATCGTCGCCGTGGTGGTGACGACCCCGGGAATCTCGCCGCGCATGAGCCGCTTCAGGAGTGGCTTTGGCTTCGGAGTGGTCGAGGCGACCCAGTGGGGGCGCGGCCCGGAGCGGAGGCCGAAGCGGAGCTGGTCGAACGACTCCTGCATGTACCGCCAGGCCGCGAACTCCTCTAGCCAGGCGACGCACGTGTTGCCGCCGGCGCGCAGGCGCTCAACGTCCTCAGGCGAGTTGGCACCGTACAGCTTGGCCTGCGATCCGTTCGGCCAGCGGACGACCGTGCCGCCCGCCGTGGTGATCGGGCCTACGGCGGTGGGGTCGTGGGCTTTGATGCCGGACGGCCCGGCGACGCAGGCGGTGACGGCGTCGCCTTGGGTGGGGGCGATGATGCCGACCCAGTGCGGGACCGGGCCGGGCAGGCAGGGCGGTCCGGCGACGTGGCGTGCGACGTATTCGGCGCAGGCGTCGGTCTTTCCGGCGCCGCGGCCTGCCAGGAGGAGCCAGCCATACCAGTCGCCGGGGGGTGGGTTCTGGTGCGGGAGGGGTTTCCAGCGTGGGGTG